TTAATTCTTCTTTGAGTTCGCTTTCATCTCGATTAATTACTGCATTTTCTGTAGCTGATCTAAAATCGCTGCTGCCTTTAACATTTACTCCTTCATAACTTACTCCTCGATTTGACTCAATTAATTCGTCTAATTCTATTCTGATTACGGCACATCGCTGTTTATATTCTTTGTAGTTAAGCAGCTCCTTAATTACTCTTGAATAATAATCCTGCATCCAATCACCCTTTTTGTTGAAATAGTTTAGCGAACTCATTAAATATTATTTTTTCTAATTCTTCAGTACTATCCGGGATTTCTTTAATTTTAATTGTTATTGGCTCAATCTTTGTAATTAATTCATTAGAATGTTTTTCAAAATAAAAAGTTACATTCCAGGAGTCAATAGTTATGCATTCTTTTCTACCGACCATAAACCCAGTAGTATTGGCTGATATTTTAATGATTTCAATATTCACCCGCAATCACCCCTGTTAGTCCTCATTTTAATGTCTGTTCCTTTATGCCTTTCCAGCCAGTCTGCTTCTTCTTCCCTCAAAAGCTCATTGATAGGCTTCTCTCTTCCACACCTAATGCAAGTGCCTTTATTCTTAACACTGTCTAATATCATTGTTCTCCGGCTACAGTGAGGGCAAATAACCGGCACTTGAATATGGGTTTTAATTCCTTGATATTTGCATATTTTTCTGGCTTCGTCAAGCATACTCAACCACCTCTAAATTATCTTCTAATATCCAATAATGTTCCATGCTATCTAATTTATAATGGATGTAATTGTTGGTAGCAGAGTTTGATAAGCGCCTTTTTATTATTTTCCCTGTTTTCCCTTTGAAGTGACCATCTTTTATTATTTTCACTTTATCTTCTAAGCTATATTGAAATGTATTTTCTTCAAGATTTTTTTTAGCAAACAATAAAGAAGCCTGCAAAAAGTAAAACTTTTCAGATGGTCTGCCTCTATGGATTGTTTCAATTTCATTAATAATTCTATCTAATTGCTTTAAGCAAGTTTTTTTAGTCATTATTTCTTTTAAAACCATTTTAGTTTCTTTAGATATTTTCATTTCCTTAGTTTCATCTAAAAGCTTATCAATCATATTTTCTTGAAATTCTTTCCCGGTCCCCGGGCCAGCACCTTTATTTCTATCGCCCATTAACTTCAACTCCTATTTTTATAGTATTTTCATTTTTAAACTTACCATTGATTTCTTCTAAAAGCTGATTAATTTTCTCTAATTTGCTTTCAATTTGAACCAGTTCGGTCATAGCTTCTGAAGTATCAGCATTCACTCTGACAACTAAATTACTAATTGGCTTGCTATTATAGTCTTCCGCAACCAACCTGTCCTGCAGTTCATCAATTCCCTCCTCCAAAAATGATTTGCCAGTTTTATGACTCATTTTTGCCGATTCTTCCAGCAGTTCCTCTAAAAAACATAACATTTCGCTTCTATTCATTATAATTAACCCCTTTCTTTTTCTAATTACCGGGCCAGCACCCTAAATTTCTTCTATCCTAATTACAGCTCTTGGATTATCATCAAAAAATATCCCTGTTTTCCCATATCTCTTAATCTGCTTATCATTATCAAACGCATTTGCATACTGCAGCCCATCTTCAACTGCTTTAACCAGGTTACTCAAATCACCATGCCGTTTGTCATTGAAATAGAATTCACAACTTAATTTTAAATCACCTTTGAGTTTTTCGCCATTAGATGCTCTTTTCCACATCCAGGCTATATCTCTTTGATACTGTAAACTTTTTTTAGCTCTTTTAGTCCATTTAGACTTTTGAGTCATTCGCTGAGCTGGCACTGGTCTACCCGCAACTACAAATCCAAACTTCTCCATGTTTTACACCTCCAATTGCCCGGGCCATCATGGATAAACAATAGCCTCGACATGATATTTCTTCTTAAAACTCTCCCAGCCCATATTATGAGCTTCATTGTGATATTCAGCTGAGAGAGAAATCTTCCTTAACTCACTGTCATCTAATTTCTGCCTGTTTTGGCCCATTCCAATAGCATCAGCGTGATGAGTGTGGATAATGTCGCCTGAATTGTCTATTAGGTACTCTTTGCCTGGTCTGCCACTTACTGCACATATTTTTTGGTCCAAGCAAAGCCTCAGCCACTTCTCTAAGCTATCCATTCTCTCGCGTGGGTGTTCTTCCCACTGGACTCCCATTTCATAACCTAAGCGGATTGAGAAGTCTATAAAATCAGTTGCAGCACTTCTGGAACAATCTGAAAGACTTATGTCTCCGTATTTTGTCACATTAGCAAACTCTCTTTTAAGTACCTTCTTAATCTCATTTAACTCATATCCTAATGAATCGCCAATATCTTTCATAGTTGCATATGCTTTAGCTCTCTGGTCTCCAGTGATTGCATTTAATCTTTTTACCTGTTCATTTTCATTGATCAACAGTTCAGCCTGAAAATCTTTTAGGGCTTTTAGCTTAGGGCCCTGGGTAACTAACTCTTTTTTGCTATCTTCATCAGTTATGATTGTCAATTTGATTTCTGAATTAACCAGCTGCTCAATATTTTTTAGTTCACCACTCGCCCGGGCCATCTGCCCTAAGTTAATATTTACAGGCTTATTTTCAAAGTTATAAAGTTTATCCGGTATATCTTCTGGTTTTATGATCAGGTTAATTCTACCTGAGCTTTTTCTAGTTTTCCATTTTTTTAAGCTGCATCTAAATATCATTTCTGCCTCCTTCAACATCAAAATTAAATTTTACTTCATCGTCTTCATTCTCTACAAATACATAAATATGATTTGTATATTCACAAATACAACAACCTTCTTCTGGATCACAATATGGATTTGGGCAAGGTATTCTTTTCTTGATTTTGCTCATTTAATTTTCACCCTCTAATATCTTACTCTTAGTTCGTTAACTCTCAGTTCAAGACCGGCCGGGGGAAGATCTTAAGTTCTTAAGGTCTTAGCTTTCAGTTAGCTTAAAATTTCTTTTCAGGCTCGCCCGCTTGATGAGCAAACCAACTCATATCTTTTTCCATACTTCCGGTTTGGTGTCGTTCATAACATCTACGGCAGGTTCCACCTCTACCATCTTCCTCTGCATACATTACTCCACATTCAGGACACTCTTTCATTTCTTTGCTCCTTTCTGCTGGCCCGGGCCATCTGGATAAACATTTATTTCTTCGATTTCAATGACTTCAAATAAATTAGGATAGTTTTCTGTTTCCCTCATCCAGTCATTCCAAACTTTATCCAATTTATTATGCAATAATGCTACATCATCAATACTTATGTCTAAAAGATAATCCTCGACCATGTCTGGTTCAAATACATCGCACATTCTGTCTCCTAATCTTTCTAATACTAGAGCAGCATCTGGAGGAGCGGGAATGTATTTGCTTACTTTACCTATATAAAATTTTTTTCTGTTTTCTAATTCAAACTCTTCATTTTCTACCTGAATTTCATCTCTTCCATCACAAATAGCGGCTTCTTTCGTTTCATAAAATCCATTCATCCACAATTCTTGACCTTCATCTCTTACCCATGTCCACTTACTCATTAATAATCCCTCCTTTACTGGCCCGGGCCATCACCCTTGATTAAGGCCAGTTAGTCTCTCAATTATTTTTATTCCATCTTTCGGATCTATATAGTCTTTACATCCTTCGCAGTTAACATCATCAAACCTTTCTACTTTCTTATCACACCACTCAACTGCAGCTGTCCCTAGTTCTTTATGATAATACCAGGCACATGGCCGGTTAGTTATTGAGCTGTGATAGTGGCAAAGCGTTCCTTTTCTGATTTGTTCCTCACATCCATCTATCTCGCAAATATAATAATCTTTCATCTGCCTCCTTTCTGGAAAATTGGAGCAATGTCTAGTTGGAGCCCACTCAACTGTTAGAATTAGAGAAAGTAAACATTTTTTATTGCTCCAATCCTCCAATGCCGGGCACAAAAATTCTTAAACTTTTTCTGGTATATAGATTATTTTTAGCTGGCCCGGTCGATCATGCTCTATTGTTGTCGGTGACCTCATTTTGATTCCGTCTATGATAAGTATTCCAAACTTTTTTCTGATTACTTTTGAGTTCATTCCAACACCTTCTATTTAATTCGGATTTTTTAAATCCCAAAGAGATACAAAACCTACCTCTTCTGGCCTAACAGTTGTAAATCTAGCAGCTTCACATTCTTTTTTATCTATTCTTTTCGCATACTTAATTTTTGCTTTATAGGAATTTCCAGCTTTTACTATTCCCATAGAATATATTACTGGTTTTTCACCGGCTCTTTTTTGATAATCTAGCACTATATATATTGGTTTTGGGTTTTGCTTAGAACGGAACATCGAAATCATCCCCCTCAAAGTTATCGTTATACTGTTCATTTACTTGCCGGCCGTTGTTTTTGCTATTAGAATGCTGGCTATTATTCTTAGAGTGCTGGCCGTTAGATTGCTGGCCCGGTCCCTGGTTATTACTTTGCTGCTTATTCCCTTTAGCTTGTGAATTATTTCTCTGATTGTTATTGTTTGCAAAGTCTAAGAATCGGACATTATCTGCATTTACTTCCGGATTAATATAAGTTCTATTGTTATTTTCACTCTTTCTAATCTGCATGCTGCCATCTACTCCGACAAGCCTTCCTTTACCAAGATGCCTGGCGCAATTTTCAGCCAGCCCCCTCCAGGTCACGATATTTATAAAATCAACATCTCTATCTCCATCACGATTAGTATAATTTCTCTCTACGGCCAGGGTAAAGTTACAAACCGGGGTTCCATTGCTGGTATATCTAAGTTCAGGATCTTTGGTTAAGCGGCCTATTAATACAATTCTATTTAATATTTTCACCATCTCCTTTTTCTCTAATTTCCTTAACTCTTTCCAACCTATCCTCTGCTATCTCAACTGCTTTTTCGTGAGATTTTGATTGAGCTATTTTTTCTAAACCAGCTAACATAATATCGTGAATTATATTATCTTTAGAAAATTCTTTTGGCTGATATTCTTCATCATCATATAAAATTTTATCCATATAATTTGCCATCGTTAACCCTCTCCTTTTTCTTCTCGCAATTTTAGATTTTTCGAAAATATTCATATTTTTTTCTATTTCTTCTTGAGGCTCTGGCTCGCACCACTGGGTATCATCCTGCATATATAAAAGCATTTCTATATATTTGCCCACTATCTTGCTCCGCAAAGGCCACTGTCGCAATCTGGGTCCACTTCTCTATCAAATCCACCGTCGAGACCAACTTTATTTGCTTCCGTTTCAGACTCATTATTTGACTTTTCCCGGCTTTCTAATATTTTTTCTGGAACCATTTCCTTTTCGCCACATACCTGGCAAATTAGAATTTTGTAATCCTTATATTTTTCTTGTCCAGTTTGCTCGATTTGGTGATCAGTTTCTTTTCTACAGTTTTTGCACTCCCAGTTAGTCATTATTTTCCTCCTCGTGAAAATTATTAGAATTATCAGGTTCAATTACAACATCTTCAGCGGTTTCCATAGTTACTCCTTCAGAACTACCAAATAGTATTGATCTTATGTTTTGTTTTTGATTATTAATTAATATTGAGATTTCGGCTTCTTGATTATATTCTTCTAGAATATTCTTTAAATCTTTAACTTTCATTTTGAGCTCCACCTTCATATACTTCTTTTTTGAAATTATTCCATGTTCCAAAGTTGCTAATTATTGTTCCTAAACTCGGAAGATCCAGTCCGCAACTTAATCGGAAATCTTTATACTTTATAGCTGACATTTCTTTAACTTCTGAAAATAAATCTAATTTTCTAGTTATATTTTTCTTTTCCCAGCCCGTATTCATTATTTACCTGCCTTATTAGGTGTAAGGCCAGCTTGTTTGCAAGCATCTTTATAGCCGTCGAATAATCTGTAATATTGATTGCGGTCTATATCGGTATTGGCTGCCATATCTCCCATCGATGGAGTTTTATCTAAAAATTCAGAAACTCTTTTAATCTCATTTAAGATATATTCTTTTCCGCCAGGTTTAAAACCCTGGCATTCTCCTTCACTATTAACTATCGGGTCATTAATATTATCAAAAGACTCGCATTCGCCATCATTATAATGAGCGCATATTTCTCCTTTACATGGTGATTTATTTATTTTTGTTTCTTTTAGAGATTTAATAAAACTATCTGGATCAAATGCATTAATTTTTAATTCTCCTTTTTTGTTCTCAATTTCTTCTTTGAAATAATCATTATATTCCATTTTAGCCTCTGCCTTGACTTCTACAATTCTGCCTTCCGACTGATATTCTCCAACCAGTTGCTTCATCCGCTGCTTGGCTGCAGCTGGCTCCTCTTCCTCTGCCATGTCTATGAAATTATCTAAATTAGGATTTTGTTTCACTTGAATAATATACATTAATTTACCTCCTCAACTTTTTCAAAGTGCTCAGGTGAACGCTCAGGAACAATAACATCTCCATTATCAACATCAATGAAAGGTGGATATTCCTGAGCATAAATTATTTTTACTTCATCACCTTTACTGACACTCGCCGATATATTTTTCTTAGCTTTAACTGTCATTCCGGCTTTGCATTCTTTAATATTCATTTTTTTGCCCCTTTCTTAATCCATCCTCATACCTTTTTTGATAACTATCTACTGTGAATATCGCACATAAAAGAAAACCTCCAGCTCCACCAATTATGAATGCTGCTATAGTTCTAATCAAAACGGTATCCTCCCCGCAAAGTATTTTTCTACCTCTTTCTTGACTGCTTTCTCAAATTCTTCGCTGTCTAATATCTCTTTCTTTAGCTCTTTCTTCTCTTTTTTAGTCATCATCTTCATTCTCAACCTTCCTTTCAGACTCTTCTATAATTTGGTCTATTCGAGCCTCACTTAATTGTGGATGATCTTCCATTAACTTTTCTTTTAGGTTCATGATCAACCTCCTGAATTTTGTCACCCAGTATTCCTTTGATTCTTCCAATATTCCCAGTGATCACAATCCTCCAGTTCTATTTTGCAGCTTCCTTTTTCTTTACAGTGACCACAAAAATTTTCTTCTAGCTTCTTTAACATTCTTTCTCGAGCACTTATTCTCTCAATACCTAAATATTTACTCTTGAATTCAGTCCATTTCAACCTCTTCATAATAAAACCTATACTCGGACCTCCGAACTCTTTTCTATATCGCTTATAGGTCCTGTAAGATATATCTTTTTCTCCACTCCATTTGGCTGCAGCTTTAGCAGTTTCAACCGCATCTGCCATAGTCCAATCCATATTAATCACACCTTTATTTCTAGTTTAATCTGATTAATGGTTTCGCTGAGTTCTATTTCAAAGTCTGTATAATCAGCACTTTCCAGCGCTGTTTCAATGACCGGGCCAGCAAGTTTAATTCTTTTTCCTTCATTTTCCCGCTTTACGCTCTTAATCAAATCTGCCATATCGTCTTTAGTTACCTGATCAACATTTCCATTAACTATTACTGGTTTCATCTACTTCATCCTCTCATATCATTTTAGGAACTGTTTTCCCACCACATTGGCATTTGTTTTTATAAACAATCCAGTCTTCAGTTGATTTTTTATGATCTATTGAAGCTTCTTTACCGCAATCTTCACAAACTATTTTGATGTTTGATTCTTTCATCTAATCACTCCTTAAATCTATCCCAATCTTCTATAAAATGATCTTTCCACTTGTAGTCGCAATTATTAGGACTGTCTTTATTTTTAGCGTTTTTAGCAGCTGTCTTAAGATCGTCAATATCTTCAATTCCTTTCTGGGTCCAGTCATTTAATACTGCCCTACAATATGCCAGGGGTTTATCTTTTTCAACTGAAATCTTGCAGGCTTTCAAAATGACCGCCTCTGACATTTGCTGTAGATAATTTTCGAACTTATCCACATTTTCTTCAAAGAAAATTTTGAATTTCTTTTTCTTATTTTCATTATTTTTCATTATTAAATCATTATTAACATTATTGTTTGTGTGTTTTTGATGTGTTTTTGATGTGTTTTTGTTATGCTTTTGATATGTTTTTGCGTCGTTTTTACAATTATCTAAACCTTGATAATCGCTATAATTTAGCACCTTAACGACCGTCTTTTTAGTGTCGCTTTTATAACTTATCATTTCTTGATTGGTCAAAAGTTTCAAAAAGTTTTTAACTTTTGTATTTGACCAACCCCAGCGATCACAAAGTTTTCTAATTGACGTTATCATTTCCCCTGGCTCGACCTTTACAACTTCATTCCCCAACAGAACTTCATTTTCTTTATGGTTAACCGAAAGCAGTATATCTATCCAAGCTTGACCTTTCGCAAAGGGTTTATCCTGCCAGAGAATATTATTCTGCATTTTTCTATGAAGAGAAATCCATCCTTGAGCTCCCACCTAATCAACCCCTTGTGTCACCTTCTAAAGCATTTAGTAAATCTTCAAGTTCTTTGTTTAATTCAAACCGATCAGGTCTAACTGGCATAACTAAGCCAACCAGATTTCCGTTGTCAGAATAAATTGCGACAATAGAAATTTCACTCTTGATTTTTAATTGATAACCTTCAAAAATTTGATAATAATTATCTTGCATTACACCAACGCAATTGTTGGTATAATAAAGTCTATATTCATCATCAAATATAAACTTAGATGCTTTTGCCGGTTCAAAACTATCTAGTTTTTCAAATAATTCTCCGATATCCGGGCCATCTCCACTCAAAGTCATTCCATAGGTGGAGCACTTATCTCCAACTTCTAAATCTGGTATATAGGCATTTCTTTTTAATGAAGAATATTTACTCTTGAATCTATTAAACTGATTTTGATTCATCCTAATTAAAAAATACGTATTAGTTACCCAATAAGTGTTTTCTTCTTCCCGCCAACAATGAACATTATCTTTCTTTAACTCCTTAATTGCTTTTTTAATTTTCATTAGGCCTTTCCTCCTCTAATAGTTTTGATTTTCTCAACCTCAGATTACTAAATTTAATCTTTTCTTTCTCCAGTATTTCATTTGCCCGCCAGAATGGATTATCGTCACTTCTGAAAAAGAAATACATTGTCTGACCTAATTCCTTATCAAAATAAATGGCCTCGTAAAGTTCCATATTTGCCTCTTTCTCGTCAATCTTCTTTTCGATAGCCTTTTGTACCTTAATCTCAATCGTCTGCTCGTTTGATACGAGATTATCCAAATATTCGTCGGCTGTTAAGACAGTTCCGACCGCAATTCCAATAGAAAAGACCATGATGAAAAAACTGAATGCTATTTTTTTGTTAATTGTCATCATTTCCATCGCTCCAGGTTGTTAATGTTTTTAAATTCTGATATATTATAGTTAGATGTTTTTTCTTGATCAGCTGTTCCCGCAGCTGGTCTTTTTATTTCTCTGTACATTTCCTTGATGTCCTTCCATAATTCCGGGCCAGCTTTGAAAATGATGAATAGCCAGCCGATAAATATAAATAATCTTGCTACGAAGTCTAAGTTTTTCATCACTTCACCCTCCTAACTGGTTTGAATGGCTTCTTTTCCTTAACTTCTCCTCCATAAAACCAACTTAAAAATGTATCTCTCGGGATCCGCCAGGACTGATTGATTTTTTTTGCTCCTGGTATGTCTCCAGCTGCTATAGCATCATAAACTTTTCTTTTGCTGATTCCTAAAAGTTCAGATAAATGATTAGCAGTTAAGGCAAAAGGTAGTTTCATTCTCTCTTCTTCTATTTTTTCTTCAAGTATTTCTCTTGCCTGAATAGTTATATCCAATTTTCTCACCCACTTAAGCTGAATACTTAATAACTAATTTCTCAACTACCATTGTATAAATTTCTTTCAGTCTTGGTTCCTCTTCAATTACATCAAGTTTATTTACTTGCCTAATCTTTGATTTTTTAGCTCCAGCCTGCTCTAACCTGTCTTTTAAATTATTTAGCCTGACATCGAGTCTGCATCTTGCTCTATTTTCCAAAATGTCATAACTCTGTTTTCTAATTTCCCTGTAATTTTTGTTTCTAAAAGCTATACTGTTAATTTGCTGATTAACCCAGTTTCTCCAATCCTCGTCAGTATGGATTATTGCACCTTTAATTGTTTCGATTTGTTTTTCTTGATGATCAACTTTCTGTTTTAATTCTTTTACTGATTCAGCTTGCATAATTATTAAGTCTTCTACTGAATTTGGTTTTGAAATATACTGGCCGGTTTTTCTGATTTCAGGTATCACTTCATGAGTTATCCATCTCTTAAATTTCTTAGCTTCTGGCTTTCTGCTACCTAATACTAAATTATAAAGGCCAAATTCATTAACTAAGTTTGTTTCTCCAACTCTACCCCCTAGATTCAATCTAGTCACTTCGTCAGCATCTAATCTTTTAACAGCATCAGTAGTATTTTTTATATCTAAAGAATCACAAACATCTTTTGCAACAAATAAAACCTGATCATTTCTTTTTAAAGTTCTTACTTCTCCAAAATTTTTATTTTCAAATATTTTAATATTGCTCATTTTTTACCTCCTATATTCACTATTTACGAACCTTTGCGCAAAAAATTATTTGCTTTTGTTCTCTCCTACTTCTTCATAGTTCGATTCTTCAAAAATTTGAGTCATGCTGACATCCAAAGCTAATGTTATTTTTCTTAAAGCCCTGAGACTCGGGTCAGCATTCTCATTTTCAATTTCAGAAAGATAATTTCTTGAAAGATCAGCTTTTTTTGCTAACTCATTTTGCCTCATCCTTTTTTCTACTCTCAATTCTTTAATTAATTGCCCTATTGACTTACTCACTTAAACCACCTCCTTTTTTCGTAAATATTGAATTCTAAAATTATTATATAAACTAAAGTTCATTATAGCAAAACCCATAAAATATAATTATGGACTCTTAAAAGCGGTTAGGTAATATTAACTCTTTAATTCTTTGATGTTCGTAGAAAGTTAACAAATTTTCTCTTTACACGAACATAATAATGTATTATAATGTAATTGTACAATCATAGTGAACATACAGAAAGGAGCAAAATTATGAGTTTGGGCGAAAAAATTAAAAAGATTAGAAAAGAAGCTGGTTATACTCAATCAGATTTAAGAGAAAAAGCTAATATATCTAAAGGTTATTTATCTGAAATAGAGAATGATAAGCAAGAACCTTCTTTAAAAGTACTTAGAAGAATAGCTAAAGCTTTAGGTATATCCTCCTCTTACCTTTTAAGCGAATTTGAAAACCACGAAAATAAAATAGAAGGATATAAAGAATTTGAAATTATACCAGTGTTAGGTTCAATAGCAGCAGGCCAACCTGTATTTGCTGAGGAAAACATTAAAGAATATGCAAAAGTTCCTACTGAGAAAGTTCAAAACGGTCAATATTTTTATTTAGAAGTTAGCGGCGACAGTATGATCGGAGCTGGGATTCATGAAGGCGATTTAGTTTTGGTTAGAAAACAAAACGATGTAGCACATAAAGAAATAGCGGTTGTTATGGTTAATGCTCATGATGCCACTTTAAAGAGAGTCTTCAAGCAAAACGGCAATGTAATTTTACAGCCAGAGAACAAAAAGTATGATCCAATTTTTATTAAAAGTAAAGACGCAAGAATTATTGGCAAAGTTGTTGGTCTCACAAGATCATTTTAAAAAAGGGGGCAAATTATGACAGATGTAATTTTAGGAATACTTTGGTTTTTTACAGCAGGAAGTTGGTTATTGTCAGCAATAGTTTTCTATTTTTCTTTCAGCGGAATGCGTTCAATGGTTTTGATGGGTTCAAATTATGGTTTATTTGGAGCTTTTCAAGGTATAGCTTTCGGGATTATGCTTATTGCGGTCGGTACTATTTTTGGAGGTTTAGCAGCTTTAATTTCAGAAGTTAGAAACACTAGGCAAGTTTTGCAAAAGGAGGAATAAATCATGGTAGGTTTCTTGCAGTTTCTCGGTATATTGTCAGCTTTAGGCGGGATGTTAGGTGTTTTTGAATTTGGATATATTGATTACGGATCAGGTATAATGGAAGCTAATCCATATTTAATTGGCGTTTATATCGCAAGTGGCCTTGTAGGTTTCGGACTTTTTTGGGCCTTAGCTGCTATAATTGATAATCTCAAAAAAATTAATGAAAAACTCAAAAAAGAAGGTGATTAATCAATGGCAAGTGAACCCAGAAAGACTAAAGCAGGCAACTGGGAAGTATTTGTCTATATGGGCCGGGATTCTGAAGGTAAACAAATTAGAGAAAGCAGCACTTTCGATACAAAAAAAGAAGCTCAAAGGTGGGCCAGAGATAAAGAGCTAGAAAAAGAAACGGGCATCTTGATGGAATTTGCCAACATGACTTTCAAGCAGTATATTGACAGGTGGTTTGATGAGTATGTAGATGAGCAGCTGTCTCCTGTTACTCATGATAGGTACTATAATGTACTCTATCATCAAGTTCTAAAAATGCTGGGTAAATTAAAACTTAAAGAGATTCAGCCGGCTCACATTCAGTCTTACCTCACTTCTATTCGAAAGCGCGGCGGAAGTACAAAAACTCAACAATATCATTATGCGATTATCTCTTCTGCTCTCACTTATGCCGATGAAATGAATTATATTTATCAAAATCCAATACAGAATGTCAGGAAGCCTGGTGGCAAAACTCAGCGAAAAGTCACAAAGAAAAAGAAAAAAGTAAAAGCAATCAATAGAGATATGCTTAAAAAATGGCTAGAATTTGTTCAGGATTATGATCAGTATCTATTTGATTATTGTTACATTGCAATTAATACCGGAATGTGTCTTGAGGAGATGATAGGCTCCAGGTGGAAGGATTTAAACTTTAGCAAGGGGATTATTACTGTTGAGCAGGTTGCTGTCTATGTTATCGGCAGAGGAACTGTATTTAAAGAGACTCCGAAAGCGGCTGATAGGTTTAGAAAGATACCTATATCAGATAGCCTAGCAAACTTTTATCGCGGTATCTGGAAAAGGCAGCAGGAAATGAAAATGCACTTAGGCGATGAATATAAGGACCATAATTTAATTCTTTGCAAAGATGATGGAGAACATTATGCTCCCAGAACTGTACAGAATAAAATAAGAAAAGCCAGAGAAGCTGGCGGCTTCCCTGACTGGATCACATCCCATATATTTCGACACACTTTTGCATCTCTATTTTTAGCTGAAAACAAAAATATTAAAGAACTTCAAAAGTTACTCGGCCACTCTTCTTACGTGATTACTGCTGATACTTACAGCCATTTTCTAAAGAAAGATTTTGAAAGAGCGAGAAATGATATTTCAAAAGCTGTAGGGTCCGTTTTCTCAGTGCAGGATTAGTGCAGGATTTTGCACTGACCATTCCCTATAATCCCTGTTATATTAATACTTTAGTTATTTTATGCGCACAATCTCATGTTATGCGAGTACAAATTACTATTATTAACAAATATTAACCAATCTACGATATAACGGAGATTATAGGGTTTTTATTTTCTTTCCAAATTCATTATATTAACATATGTTAACTGATTGGGTGCAGGATTTGTGCAGGATTCTCTCTTTATATAGTTCTCTATAAATAAAAAAAGACCTCCAGGCATTTTGTCTGGAGGTTAAATGCTAAATAATTATTTTATTTTTTTTGTTTCATTAACTCTTCGCCTATTCCAACCATAACTCGGCCAACTACAGGTTCTATATAATCGCCAGGGATTTGTTCTTTTACAAAATCAGCAGCTTTGTCAAAAGCTATGTCATCAAGTTCTGTTTGGTCCATAATATCAGACATTGCATTAGCAACAAGTTCTAAAATAGCATCTTTATCCACAAGATCACCCCCTCCAAAAATAATATTAATCATTTGACCAGCAGCAAGGTTAATTAATTTCTCTTTCACGCTTTCAGGCTTACCTAATTCTTTATATTTCCAAAGCAAAAAATCCCACATTCCATTGTCATAAATATATTGGCCGTCCAATTTTTTACCATATTCATCTAGCATTTTATTTGCTGCCGCAATATTTTCTTCTACAGTTGGTTGCTTCGGTGTTAAATCACCACCTCTACTAATTGATAGCCCCATCATTTTCCCCTTCCCAACTTTTTTACTGCATCACCACCTATTATAACCGCTGCCAACATACTGAAAGTTTCGTTCGGTATAACATTGAACATAAGTAAAATAGTTATATATATTAGAAAAATCAAGTCTTGCTGAAAATCATCATCTTTTAATAACTTATCCCAGTCTTTGAATAAATTCATTTTCTGATAATCTCGATTCGATTATTAGCCCAACCGGCTATAAATGATTTATATTTTTTGCTATTTTCAGCAAGATTAATATAATGCTTAATCTGATAGCCATTAAGAATATTAAAAAGAGCAATGGGTTTGCTGCAATGATTGATGGCTTTCAGAGTTTGCGGCCCCATTACCCCATCAACACTGATAGGATAAATATCATCATCAGCTGTTAACAAATTGTTAGATTTCTGTAAATTTCTATTAGCAGTAGTTTGTCCCATGTTAACTGCCTGATCAAACATTTCTTTTGCAATATCTCGGTTTTGAATTTTGTTGTACTTATGATCTAACCAAAATTCTTTGTAATAAATATCTCTGGCCTGATGCAACTTTAAATCTCTCATGTTCCCTTCATAACCATTTCTTCTGGCAACAGCTTCTGTAATGCCAAAGTTAGTCGCTCCCCCGGGATCATCTTTATGGTTAACATAGCCGCCCTCAATTTCCATTACTTCCTCAAAAGCTTCTTTAAATATATTATCCATTAATCTGGCTCCTCTCCAAATTTATTTTCTTTAGTATTCAATAATTTTTCTCGCATAAAATCAGGAATTATTACACCTAATTCATCACAATTTTCTAATATTGATATTGCTTCAGTTGCTCCAGCCCACAATAATACAAAATCTCTCATTCCATCCATGCCTATTTGAGTTATCAAATGCCCTAAAGAAATCACAATCGAATAGGTTGCTAGTTTTCCCCAACCCTTTCTTGACATCCAGCTTGATAACTGCCCTCTTTTCCCAGCTTTTGTTAAACCTGTTATATAGTCTGCAGCTAAAAGAATAAGAAACCCCTGCATTGCTGCATTAATATCCCCAAATAGCATAGTCAGTATAGTGCCCCCTGCCGCAAGAAAACCTTTGATTACGGTATGTTCAAAAAATTTATTCCAGTAATAGATTACTTCATCAATAAATGGTCTCCACTTTGCATTCACGCCTTTTCACCTCAAAACAGCCCCCGCTACAAGGCAAAAGTTTTTGTTTATCTGTATATTGCATCAACTTTTTAATCTAAACCGGTCTCCTAAATCCAACTGTTCAAGTATATGATCATCTAACTTGCTTATTACTGACATTTTTAAATTATAACTATCGCAGTGCTTAATTATTCCTAAATAGGAATTAACACTTGCATTAATATCTTCAATATCCACCTTCCCTTCAAAATACTTTTTGTTGAGATATTTGAACCTCTTTTTCATTTTCTTTTTAGTAGATTTTCTTAAATTACTATAACTCGGATATAAAACATATCCGCAAAAATCAATTCCCTCACTTACATGACCAACAGTAGTTTTATTGTTAAGCTGCAGCTGGAGATAATCTTCTAAAAATATTTCTATTTCTTGCCTGATGGTATGAAGCTTCTTTTTATCTTTTCCTAAAAGCACAAAATCATCCATATAACGGACATAGTATTTTACTTTCAGAGTATGCTTTACAAACTTATCCAAAAAATCAAGATAAATATTTGCAAAAAGTTGGCTCATTAAGTTACCAATAGGTGTGCCAATCCCTTTGACTTTTTCATTTTCAAAGAAGTGATCACCCAACTGGATACCAAATTCACCATCTTCACTTTTGATTATTTGCCAGATTAGTTCCAATGTGTCTCTGCAGCTGATTTTTCTTTTGATTAATTGAAATAATCTTTTATGCACAATTCTGTAAAAATATTTTGATACGTCAGCTTTGAGAAAATATGTTTCCCCTGGCTTGCGGTCCATTATCCTCAACTTGTCCTGCAGCTGATATGCAGTAAAATGAGTGCCCTTCCCTCTTCGGCAGGCACCGCTGTACCTATAAAATGTCTTATCAAATATCGGATAAAGATTTCGATATATGCTCCACTGAACTACTCTATCTTTGAAAGGTAAAGCCATTATCAATCGCTTTTTGGGCTCATAGACGTAAAACTGCCTGTATTTCCCCTGCTCATATGTTTTCCACATTAATTCATTTTGTATCTCAATAAGATTTCTCTCTAAATTATAATTAAATTTTAATACTTCTGGTTTATATCTTTTTCTCTTTTGCGCTTTTTGAGTTGCTATTTCTAAGTTATGATAATCAGTTATCTTCTCAAACAAATTTTTGACTGTCTTAGGAATAAATAATCACCACTCTCTATATATTAGGTGAAATATTCAAGCCCACTCTCATTTGAGTGGGCTCATAACTAATCGTGACAGCTTTCGATATTTCACTACTTGCTATCTAATTAGTAATTCATATGTTTTCCTGGAGGGACAAAATGTATCTCAGGAAGGACTAAAGGCCTGTTCATCTTTTTGAACACTGCAGCAGAGGCCTTGACCCCATACTGTCTGGAAAATTTGTAGATGAGCACAGGCGCCGCGGGAGCCAATATTAGTGTTCACGTTGGAAGGCTCATTGTTCAAGTTGAGCGTGCGCGACCCACAGTTGGAGCCGTTGTTCCGATTCCCGCCAGCGACCAGCGCCCTT